TCCGGCGGTGATTCAATGAGCATAAAAAAACTTCTTCTTCTGGTTTTGTTGTTCGTCTTTTCCGTTCCGGCATTTGCTCAACAAAGCAACGGGACAGGCTCAAATCCCGCCACGTATCAATCGCTTTCGCTTTTTGCGCAATCGACAAATTGCTCGGTTGCGGCAAGCTGTATTTGGGAGAAGCTTCCATCAAACGCCTTGACAACTGCCGTAACACTTTCTGGAACGTTCAGTGTTGTCGGGACCGTGGAAGCTTCAGGCGATGGCGGAACCACGTTTCCCGTCACGCTTGGCACATGCAGCGCCGCAGGGACAACGACATATTCAGTCGGCGGGTATACCGACATCCGTTGCAGGATCACGACGTATACAAGCGGGGTGGCAATAGCAACGATCAATACGACGGTTAATACGGGGCCGCAAGGGCCTGCGGGGCCTGCGGGAGGCGGAGGCAGCGCACCCACAGGAACCGTCTACGTCCCAAGTTCGACAGTCACGATTTCACCATTGAATGCGGCGTACGGCGGAATTGCCGATGCGACTACGTTGACGGTGGACCTATCCAGCGGGGGAAGCACGCTTGTGTCGGCAGGTCTATTTACACCTTCTTTTGTCGGGAAGGTTGTTTTCTGCATGTTTAATAATTTTGGCAACGATGCGTTGGCATTGACCACCGTAACAGGCTATACCGATTCAAGCCATATCACCGTAGCGGGAACAATCGTCAACGCATTTGCGGGCGCGTCTTGTGCGTTTGCAAGTCAGAATTTTGCGACGGCCTTAAACGCCGCTACAGCGGCTCTTCCTCCTGGTGGAACGTTAGTTGTGCCTTGCGGTTATATGATTATCTCTGGAGCAGCTAGAATCTTCACCACCTTTACCAATGCCGGTTCCGGTCCTGTGAACATTCAGGGCTGTGCGAACGAGGGTTCTCATTTTATTATGGACTACGCAACGATGAGTACAACATCGCAACCGGCCATCAGTATGCCTAATTTAAGCTTAGATAGTTGGTTTACTGATATGACCTTTGACACTGTAGGGTCGGGTAATTTTCAGCCGGGAGCTTCCATCCAAACCCTAATTAACCTCTCAGGCGGGCACGTTCAAAATATAGATGTGAATAATTGGAACTCTTCGGGAGGCTTCTGTTTCACGACCAACACAGATGGTTCGACTTGGCGCAATGTAACATCGTCAGTGGGGGGTTGTGATATTCCCTTACACCTATTCAATGGGTCAGTTACGCTGATTCAAGATGGTGTGCGTGGCATAGTTGGCGCGACAGCCTCTATAAAGATTGAGGGCCAAGAAACTGGCGATTCTCTCATTGGCGGGAGGTATTTAAACGGAATTATCATCAATGGAGCTTCTGGTAATTCTAGCAACATAAATTTTTATAACGTAACTGCGGGACCAGCAGCAAGTAATTGTAGCGTAAGTATGTTGACTAACTCTTCTCCAACACACGCTATCTGGACGGGTGGTTCTATTACGGCGGCTCTTTCAGGAAACTCTACGGGCGTCTGTCTTGCCTCTAATACATTTTTCCACTCTACCAATGCTGAAATAGATTCTGTAGGCACCGGCTTCGCTGTCAATGCTTCCTCTGGTTCTGGGTTTTACGATAGTGGGACTTACTCTTTCATGACAGGAGCGGGGTTTTTTACTGGAGCTGGTTCCCTCAATGGCAAGTCAACGCTCACAGGGTCAGCTTATACCAATGCTACGACATCGTTCACTAACGTAGTAGGTAGTACAGGTTCGGCCTTTCAGTGGTATGTTTTACCGAATCAAAATTTAAACGTCACCTGCCATCTTTATTATCAAGCGGCAGCTACAGGCGGGTTGAACATCGAGTTTATCGGACCGGCAAGCCCCACGTCGGTGGTATATGGATTGAATGATCCTAACGCGGCTACCACTTTCAATTCGTCGGTAGCCACATCGTACAGCACGTCTCTCGGTCAAGTCGTATCCACAGCCAGCACCAACTTCGATGCAACTGTCACTCTTAGCGTTGTGAATGGAACAACGGGAGGGGCTGTAAACTTGCTGGCAAAGGCTAGTGCTAACGTGGCGAATGGTTTAACGATTCAACCCGGAAGTTATTGTCAGTCTCAGTAGCAAGCCCAGACCCGGAAAAGAGAATCATGGTCATATTTGAAAAGTTGACTCCAAGGGAAAACCAAGTGGCGAATCTGGTTTTGGAGTGCCTTTCCGATAAGGAAATAGCGCCAAAACTCAATATCACGGAGAGAACGGTGGCTTACCACATGGACCATATTTACAGGAAGTATGGATTCGAGATTGGTCAAGATCATTCTCGCACCATGAGATCCAAGATCGTCCTGCGCCTGGCGAAGGCGGCCGGGGTCCTTGCGGCGTGTTTGATTCTGTGTGTGGTGCCAGCGCGCGCGCAGAACTCGGCGAAGCACTCGGCGACGATAACGTGGGATCAGCCAACTCAACCTACGGGCGAGGTTATTACCTCGACGAACATCTACCGCGACTCGAATATGCTGGCAAACGTGCCCGTGGTTATGCCCGAGTATGTTGATTCCGCTGTGAATACCGGCGAAACTCACGCATATTCGCTTTCTAACGTCGATACGATGGGCGTTGAGAGTGCTCTCTCCGTTCCTCCAATTACCGTAACAATTCCGGGATCCGCTCCTCCGCCTCCCACATGCACGACCATCGCGGTAGGATGCCGTATCTCAGTGAACTCTACGGCCAACATTCGAGCAACCGCGCCCAACAACGCCTTTGGAGCATTGCTTGGCACCGAGCCGGGGGGCGCTCTAGGAACCGTCACAATCGTTTCCACGGCGACCATACCGAATTGCTCGGGCTGCGTGTGGATTCAGGTGCACTTCGATACCTGCACAGGTGCGGCGCTAGTCGCTGCGAAATGCCAAGGGTACATGGGCAGCAACAACATGACGCTCGTCAATACGGCGCCGGTCGTCGCGGTCGCAATTACCCCTAAAACGGCCGCGCTGACAATCGGCCAATCCCAGCAATTCACGGCTGTGGTGACGAACGCTACCGATACAAGCGCGACGTGGAGCAGCGATGCTCCCGGGGGATTATTTGCGGCGTCAACGTCGGGCACATTTACGGTGACCGCTACCAGCAATGCGGATTCCACGAAATCGGCGACAGCTACAGTGACGGTGACTGCACCGGCACCAAATCCCACGGTGAGCACATCAGGCAATATCATCACGCTTGTTCCGACGAACATTCCGCCGGGAACCGCCTACACATGCAGCATCGTGGTTGACAAAGTAACGGTAACTTGTTCAGGATTGACCCAATGAAACGCTGGCAGGACTTTCTCGACTCACTATCCACTAAAGGCGGCAATGTATTCATGCTGTTTACCTGCCTCTGTTTTCTTTACATGGTTTTGATTCACGTTGTGCACGATCAAAAAGACTCGATGCTCGTCAACGTTGTTCACGACATGGTAGTAGGTTTCGGCGGCGCTCTGCTTGGTGGATTAAGTGGAAGTTCCAGCAAGCAGCAAATGGTGGACAGGGTTGAAACAGCACTGAGTGGGCAAGCTCATCCACAAGTCATCATCTCCACGGAGCAACCGAATGGCGACAAGCCTGTTAAACCCTAAGCCCGAGTCGGGGCTGCGATTCGATTTGTCAATCAGCCTGGGGACCATTGTCCAGATTGCTACCATCGTGGTGCTGGGAATTGTCGGGTACACCACGATCCAGAATAATCAGGAACAATTCAAGGCCGACCAGGCGCAGATGCGGATGCAGATCGACAAGCTGGCCGAGCGCGAGCAGTCATCGGCGGAACTGAGCGCACGCGAGGCAGCCATCATCGACACTGTGGAGCGGCGTATCGGGCGCATCGAGGCGGTTGAGGATCGGAGAAAGTGACATGGACATTATCAGCCAACTGAAGCGCGATGAAGGTACATCCCAATTTCCTTACAAGGACACCGCTGGAAAGCTCACGATAGGCGTGGGACGCAACCTCTCTGATGTTGGCTTGTACCCCGATGAAATCGACTACCTGCTGACAGCGGACGTGGGGCGCGTGCGAGCAGCGCTATCACGCAACATTGGATGGTTTGGCGGACTCGACGTTGTGCGGCAGAGCGCCTTAATCAATATGGGATTTAATCTTGGAGTTAACGGGCTTCTCGGGTTCCCGAACATGCTGGCGGCGTTCGCGCGTGAAGACTGGAACGATGCGGCGAATGAGATGCTCGATTCGATGTGGGCGAAGCAGGTAGGCGACCGCGCACAACGGCTGGCAACGCAGATTAAGACTGGACAGTGGGTGTAATGTTCTCCGCTTGACTCCTCACCGCCCCCGCGAGCGCCTCACCTACGCTTGTGGGGGCCTCCCCATTTAACATTACGGCAATGGCGGTTCAGGGTTTCAGCCCTTGCCGCCATCGCCTCGCCCGTCAGAACGATTCCCAGCGTTTTGACGGGATGTCGGTTTAGGCCCCCGGCACCGTTGTTGCCTGCGCCTTCACGATTGGCAGGGCCTCCTTGATCTTGTCGATAGCCGTTTGGTCGAGGCCGATGTTGGCGAGGTTTGTTTGCATTGCCGCATCGGTCGAACCAACTGCCGCGAACAGTTTTGCCATGCCGGCCTCGATGGCCGCCGCCACCTTTCCGGCGCCTGGATAAATCTGGTCGGCCAGCGCGTTCGCCACATTCTCGATTGAATCGACTTCCGGGGCAATCTTCTGTTCCTGACTTGCGGCCCAATGGATTGCAGCCTTAAGTTTCGATGCCCCTGTGACGAAAACGTGTGCCACTTTGCCGAGGTCTGTTTCAATTACCGTTGCGATGCTCATGCGTGGTGCCTCCATTTTCAGATTTGTAGTTCTGATTCGTTAAACTTTTTCATGCGTCATGTAATACCACTTAGTTTTTACTTCCAATATCTATTTCCCCCAGAATTTCTCGTTCCAGTGCTCCAAACTTGTCGTTTTCACGTTTCACGTTACCGAATAAAGCCACCACCCAGAGACGTTCACCCTTCCACTTGTCGGGATTCATAGTTGCGTGCAATGTTCCCACGCTGCAAAGTTTAAGTGGCCCAGAGCTGTTGTGCGTGATTCCCGGTGCGGCTGGCTCTAATTCCGTTCCGCTATTACACGGCAATCCTTTTTTATCGGACTTCCAAAACGCGATTGCTGAGGAGCTATTCCAAATAGCTTCGAGTCGGCTGCGCTGTTTTTCTGTCCATTTAACAATCGTGGATTGAAAAACAGACATCCAATAACCGGAACTGGAACCGTCACCGAAACCTTGACCGGAACCGTCACTGGAACCGGAACTGTAACCGAAACCGTCACCGGAACCGGAACTGTAACCGAAACCGTAACCGGAACCGTCACTGGAACCGTAACCGTAACCGCCGGAACCGTAACCGAAACCTTGACCGGAACCGTGACCGGAACCGGAACTGTAACCGAAACCGGAACTGGAACCGTCACTGGAACCGTAACCGGAACTGGAACTGGAACTGGAACTGGAAAGTACCCACTCTGGCAATGATACGAATTTTAACTCCACGGGGCCTTCTCCCACTTGATTACAGCCTCTGGTGAAACTTCCGTTACCGATGTTACCTGCCGCACTTCTATGTCTACGGCGGGACCAATCCTGCAATTCGATGAAGGTCCGTGAGAAGCTAGGCCCATAAATCCGCGTAAATCGGTAGACCAATACACGCACAGTCTTCCATTTCGCAATTTAATTGTATCGCCGGATGTTTCGGTTGCGTAACCAAAAAATACGCCTTTATAAGCCGTTGTTACCAAAACAGCCCGCTCTTTTAGTGCCTTCTTCGACATTTTGATCCTCCTTTTAATTTAAAATCCAATTGCCAATCGTACACTCCCTGTCCAACTCAGGATTGTCTTGATCGTGTTCTTGATTCCCCGAGCCGGAGCAAGTTCCCTGTGCGTGAATGCCGCTACGTCTGCCGATGTTGCCTCAAGGTTCGCGCTTGTTCCCGCAAGATGCTGTGATGTTTCAGCCATGCTTGAAATGGCCGGCCTCGCTGATTCCTCAAGGTCTGTGAATTTGCCGAGAATGGGCTTGATGCCGGCTACTTCCTCGGTGAGGGCATTTTCAAGGGGAAGTATACCCCTAACATCACTATCGACAGAACCCAAAACCACATGACTATCATGGCCAATGCCACGAACGGCGCTATCCGTAGAACCCAGAACAGCCACCACATTCGGTAGGATATTTGCATTGAGTTGTGTCAGCGCCCCTTTCTTTCCGTTTAGGTTCAGGTCCGTGTGGATGACCAGATCGTGAATGTCGGCGGTGGTCTTGCGTGTCTCTTGGAGCTGGGCGTCGAGATGCGCCTGCTCGGATGCGATGCCGGTTAGCGTGCCGCTTGTCAGAGCTTGCACACTCATGGCGAGGCTTTCGGAGGACTTGGCTACTCGCATAGCGTCGGCGTGGATGTCTTTCTGCAGGAAGCCCAGCAATATGATCAGCGCGACCAGCCAGCAAGCCTTGAATTCGCGGTACTGGTTTTCGTTCATAGCTTGCTCGCATTCTCGCTGATCAATTTTTCAAGCAAGGCTTGGGCCTCTTGGCTGCCGTCGTAGTCGCCACAGATGTTTCGCAACTTCAACGCTTCCCAAGATGTCTCTTCCGGCTCCCATTGACCCTCTAGGCCGTAGCAAGAACAGTGCGACCCGTTTACTTCCTGCAATTTACCGTTCTTTTCGAATATCACAAGCGAATCTCCGCAGTAGTGGCCATACCCGTACCACGCAAGGTGGACTTTCGCCCCATCCAGTGCGTCTTTCGGGGCATAGTATTGCTCTATGACATCCTCGATTGATTTGAATTCCTGAATGTATTCGCTCATCGTCCCGTGTTCCTTATCGTCAGCACAGTACCCACCACATGCACCGCCGTGTTCCCCGCCATCGACATCCACCAATATCGATGTGTGAAGTCGGGCCTGGCTCCGAATGCTATCGCGGCGTCGGCTTCGCGCTTGGCCCGGTAACTGGCATAGGATGTTACGACGTAAAAGAACTCGTTCACAGCATAGTAGCGTCCCCTCGATGGATGAGAACCGAGAAGAGGATTAATTTCTGTTACGTGAGCATCTTTCATGGCGTATAAGCTATTCTCATTGTCGGCGATGGTGGCAAACTGCGATACGATTGCCCATGCCGTATAGGCTCGATCCGCGGTTCGATGCGGGACAGGCAGGTTCAGCCGGATGCGTGCGCCTGTCGTATCGTCAATCAATTTCACGTTGACGCGCGGTATCGGCTTCTCGGGCAGCTCCGCGCATTTCAGCCCTTGCGGGCACTGGGCGTGGGCTGTGGTGGCAAGTGCGAGAATCAGGACGGCTAGTTTCATTTTTTGATGCTCCTTAGTCAGCCAGGATTTGATGCTCACACATCGCAAGAAAGGAATCCCCGGTCAATCGCCTTGCATCATCTGGATGCACTTGGAAATACCGAGTCGTTGTTTTGCACAATGGATCAGGTCCCCACGGTTGCGCAACAAGCACTCGGACTCTAATGATCTCTCCGGCGTTGGGGCCGTATTTCGTTGAGCCGTGAGCTTCAACGATACTTCTTTCCGGCGCAATCCTCACGGGCTGCCAGTCCAGTTCATTCTCAACCATTGTGGGCCTCCCGGCTCAATCGTTCGATCTTTGCGCCAATTGCAGTTGCACCCACTCCAGAACTTTCGAGTAACGCTCTTCGGGCGTGTACGCGACACGCTCCCCGCCTTCGTAGCGGAAATCGAAGTAGGTGTCGTTCACCTCTACAACCTTCCAAGCGACCAGTCGAGGCATCCCGCACTCAACTCCAACTTCTTCCATCTCTGATTCCGGGTCAGACTTTGGCACGATTCTCCGATGTCGGGCCAACGCGCCTATCGCACAGACATCCTCCCCATTGTCAAACTCACCAGATACCAAGCGCTTGTCTGGTAACGCCAGCAATGCAGCCTCAAGCTCCCGCAAAGATTTTTGTCCGCCCCTGCCCATCAGTGAGCGGTTGCAGTTTCCTTGCCACAGTCCAAATTGACCGGGGAAATACTCTTGGTCTGTATAGCTAATCCTCATTCCTCATCCTCCCTTGGCGCGCAGATTCGTCCTCTTGAACTGAATCTCATCGTGTTCTTCGCACTCCCGACACATATAATGCCCGTCGCCATCACAGCGACCTCTACCGGAACCGTAATCGCATGGCACAAAAAACTCGCAGGGATATTTAGTATCCCGAATGTGGATAATCCCAACTACGTGCTCCGTGAATCGCGTTCCCCGCAGGAATTTATCATCCATCATCATTGCCCTCCCTCGGCGCGTCGGCCACACTTGCGAGATATTGGTGCATGATGTACTCGCTGTAGGCCGGAGGGATAGCTTCCGAACACTCCGCTATTGTCATCCAGTCAATTCTCATCGCCTCAAATCCCCATTTCTGCGGCAGTACCACGCCAATCGGCTCACCCCGCGTTGCTTTGGATTTCGCATAATGCCGTTTCTCTTGCGCTATATCACGAACCTTCGCGCCATATACACCGAGAGTTTTTTCTCCGTGCTGGCAAATGTGTCCGCCCGTAACGTGAAAATTAGACTCGAAATAACGGTGGCGCCTTAGTTGGAATCCATTCGATTGTAGGCCGAAATGACTTCCACATAACATCACGGCATCTAGTAGTGGTGCACCAAACACATTTTCAATTACCCACGAATTTCCGGAACTTTGCAGAAGTTGCCGCACGGGTTCGATAAGAGCTGGATGTGGACGCCTGTTCTTCATGGTCTTTAGAGCGCAGTAGTGTTGGCACGGCGGACTCGCCCAAATGAAATCGAATCCTTCCAGCGCGTACGTCATAGCGTCAGTCTGCACGAACGTGAACGGATACCTCGGCTGCGGCTTGATGTCCACGCCGACAATCTCGGCATCAGGACACGCGCGATGTAAGCCCATCGCCGCACCACCCGCCCCGCAGAACAAATCCAGAATCCGCATCCTCATTTCTCATCATCCCTCGGCTTCAGTTTCTTCATTCCGCACGCTCCGTCTCTGGCTTGGCTAGCAGGGATTCGAGTTCTTTGACAATTATAACCGCACGATCCTCCCAAAATGCATCTAACACGGACTCAATCCCATTTCTCAACCGCGCAATCTCGGCTTTTAACGGCTTTGTGGCTGCGTCGAGGTCGGATTGGGAGAAAGTTGGTTTGGTGGTCTGTGTCGCAGGAACGCACTCCCCTTCGTGTCCGCGTCTCAGTCGGCAGTAAGAAAACGGCGAGACATATTTCCCACACATCAGACGTCTAGCGGACTTCTCTGTATTGCGATGAACCGGACACGTTAAATCATATCCATTATGACAAATGCAGTTTGATGCGTTTTGGCTCATGACTTCCTCCTCGCTTCGAGTTCGGAGTGCCTTGGGCAGAATTCCGTGTCAGTCACAATCGCCGAATCTTTTAAGTCTAGGTGCATTTTACATTCATCACACGTCGCGTCGTGCTCCTCCAACCTCGCCTGAGCCTTCACCCGTTCCAGCGCGGAGGATTGCTGGTCCGATCTCAATTTCCCGAGGTTATCAATAATAGACTCTTTCGTCTGCACGCACCCTGAATGAAAATCAACATCATCGGCAGCATGACATCGGAATTGAGTAGCCTTAGCCGTTTTAATTGCCCTCTCCAACGCTGCCGCCTCTGCCGAGTCACGCTCGCGGGTCAGGCGCTCGATTTCCACATCATTCTCTTCGATTATTTCATCAGCCTGTATTGCGATGCTTCTCCAATAGGCAACGTCGGCTTTGTGGGCGTCGATCTCGGCTTTATATTGTCGCTCGCACCTTGACCATGCTGTAGCAGCTACATTGTATTCACTCATGGTGGTGTTTCGACCTTCCATGTGCTGTTCAAACGTCAACGGCTCACTCATCGGCTATGCTCCTTGCTGCGCTACTCTCTCCCGATTCTTTTTCGCCTGGCGACACATCGCCCAGCGTTTCTGGTCCTTGCGAGTGCACGCCATACATCTGTAATTAAACATCGATAACCTGCTCTCTGGCGCATCGGTTGGCTTGTGGCATTTCGGGCACAGCTTGTGCGTTGGTTCGGGTCCCGGCGCTTTTATCCGCCCGGCTACGCGGAAGCACCCCGGCACCGGACAGCGCATGTAGCTTTCGCGCTTTATGATTTCATCGCCGCCTGCAATGACAACCTGCACGCCTTCGCCGCGCTTTGCGTGGTACTTCTCGCGCGGTCCCGCCGGCGTTACCAGCACCATTGGGACCGCGACGTGGATGGGGCAGTTCATGGGACTAGACGACCTCAACCTGCGGCTCTTCGGCCTCGTCGCCCAAAGTTTTAAATCTTCCGGCACGCTCCAGACTGCTAACCGAAAGAAAAAACTTGCGAGCAAAATTAGCCTGCTGTTTCGTGACCCACCCGGCATTCTCCACTACTGGAACCCAGCACGGTTTCTTCTGGGTTTGGTCATAAAACGATGTGATTTTATATCGGCCAGCAAACAGGTCGAGACGCGGAACGCGAAGCGCGTAAAGCCGATTCAGATACCTTGCGGCCTTTAGCGCACTTACCTTCGCGCCCCACACAACCCAATCATCCGCAGTGAAAGGCTTTTCCTCGTCGGTGGAAACGAGCGCGTGATAGGTTAGAACTTCATCGCATTCGGGGTGTACGCCTTGTTTCCATGTTGACAAAATGCACTTGGCGCAAACGCCTCCAGGCTCACCCTCGCCCCTATTTCCATCCTCGCTGCGGCACAAAACCCCTCCACCATCTTCCATCGGGCGCATATAGAGCCTCTTCGGGAGGCTCATCAAAGGCACGATATAAATTTTGTTGCCGTAATTCTCCCGCGTGAGGCCGTTGTAAAACATTCCCGGCTCCAGGCCCTCGATGTACGCCGATTCGTTCTGCTTGTCAACGGCAGCGGACATTTGCTGCGCAAGCATTAGCCTTGCGATGGCAATATCTTTTGGACGCATCGACTCCACGCCCAGCGCGGCGTGTTCCTGCATCAGATAATCCGGCACGGCTTCCATGAGGCCGCCAGGCTCAACCTTTACCAGCTCATCTGTCGGCTGCTGGCGCAATTCGATTTCATCCTTCTTCTGAATTTTTGTTCCCGGCTTATTCATTCACTTTTTCCTGTTCTGGCGCATCTTGCGCCGGAGGAATTTCTGCCGCTTTTTCGAGAGGCAGAGCTGCTACAACCTTGACTTGCAGATGTCGGATGTTTGAGTTCGACTCTTCCCCGTAAGGAAGCGAGTAGAGGAGAGAATTCCTGATCGCTTGATTATCATTCAGAGCTTCCACCTCATACACAAAACTGATCGCTACGCGATACCTTTTATTCATTTTCCGATCCTCCGTTTTGAGCTTGAGTTGGTTCGTTCTTCTTGCCGTACAGCTTGGCCTTCGTGTAGAACGTCAATTTCACCCACGGCGCGAACTGCTTGGGCACAGGCTTGCCATCGACCATAGCCTTCATAACCTGATCGCGCACCAAACTGTCGCGGGTCTTTGCGTTGAGAGTCTTCATCTTGCGGATGTCGAGGCGGTTCTCCCACTTGCGGTAGGCGTCGATGGCTTCCGGGGTGTCGAGCTTGCCGATGTAGACGCCTTCATCGAGGGCGCACTTCATTCCGCTGTCGAATTCGATGGATTCTAGGTTGGAGTTCTCGAAGGCGGCAACGATGAGTTGGCTCAGGGCTTCGAGCGTTACATTGTAATGCTTGATATCCGATTCCAGTGTGTCCTTTCTATCAGAAATCTTCTTCATTTGCCGCGCAAGTTCGGCTGGAGCGAGATTCCCATACAACCTTTTTTCCTCATCCACGACAGCCTGAAAGCTTACTTCCGGTTTCCACGAATCGATCTTGTGTTTTAGAGGTTTCCACTTGCTCGCCATTTGATTCATCCTCCCTGCTTCGGAAATTACGATTTTTGGGAATTGTTGTCGAGTGTTAATTTACATTTTACGCAGGTGCGGAAGTGCGTCACGCGCGAGGCGATGAATTTTGCCGCGCAGTCTTCGGTTGAATCGTAGGCGATGGCGTGGCCGTCGCGCTTCATCGCGCCTACATGCGCGAGTATTGCCGGTTGACTACTTTCGGTGGTGTCGGTGATGCCGATGGGGAAGATCACAGTCCCTCCGCCTTGAGCCGTCGATGTACTTCCTGCTTGCTGATTTTTACCGTTAATTGCCTTGCTACTTCTCCGTAACTCAGGCCCATCCCGCGCAGCATTCGCGCTTCTTTGGCGATAATGTGCCATGTGGAGTCTTGGTGGCACTTCATCAGGCCGTTAAGCGAGTAGCGGCGGTTTGCGGGGCCTACTTTCGTGCCGCAGGTGCAGGTGATTTTGTTCACAGTCTCCACATCCTCTCAAGCTCAGTCACTGTATCGAGCCTTTCTTCCGGCCACAACCTTGACAGCAACACCAGATGCTCGGCGGTGCGGCGCATGATGGCCGATGATTGACACGTTGCGCATCTGCCGTGCTTGTCGGCTTCGACTACGGCTTCACAATCCATGCAGAAGTGAAGGTTACTCACGTTCCAGCTCCTTTCGCCAGCGGCTCGTGGTCCATCGTCCCATTTCCTCTCGGGCTTTCAGGCCTGCCAAATTAATGTGATCCAGTGTTCTTTGGCCGTCAGGTCCAACAGCAAGAATGTCGGTGAACATTACGGCATCACCCGCCTGCGCCGGACCCATCGGCCTGTCTTTCGACTGCTCGTAAGTTCTCAAATTGCGATCTGCTGAAAGACGGTACACGGTCGATGATGCGGACATATCGAGTGCAATTCCCCCAGCCTGGGGCTGCGCGACCATCACCGTCTTGCAATCGAACTTGCCGATGTTCTCGCTTCGGAATGCTTTTTCGGCAATCAGGCGCTCGGCCTTGTTTTGTGAGCCATGAATCTGATACACCTTCACGCCCAGCGACTCCAGCTTTTTTGCCAGCCGTTCCCGTTCGTTAATCCATCGGCACCACGCGATAATTGCCGGTTCATTGCTGCCCATTATTTGTTCTACTACGTAGTCAATCTTCTCGCTGCTGAAGTCCCGCACAGGATCGCCATACTCGAAGCCGCCCAAATGCCCGCTGCATATCTGCGCCAGGCGAAGCAGCCGGACGCCTGCATTCGGTGAAATGTAGGTATCGCCTTCATCAAGCTCGATCAACAAATCTCTTTTCAATTGCTGATACATCTTCCACGTGGGACGCGACAACTCCACTTCCGCAAAACTCTGAATTTCCGGCACATTGCACAGTTCGGGGCAATCCTTGCGCTCGCGGCGCAGACAGTAGGGTTTTAGAATGTCGGATAATTTTTCGTAGTCCTTCCAGCCAATGCGGCGATGGACGGTCTTGTAAAATGGTTTTTTGGGGTTCTTGCTTAGATTTATTTTTTCCGCTGGTCCCCACTTAGAAAAACGATGTGAAAACGATGTAAAGTTCTTGTACCGCTTCTCCAGGATTCCGTTCAAAATATTAAACTGCGACCAGTACCGATCCGGCGTTTCGTCCGATCCATTCAACATGACGACCCGCGAGCACGCATCGCGTATCTTCTTGATTGCTTTCGATTGCTGCGAATTTCGGTTGCCGAGAGCCGCTGCCTCGTCGAACACGCCCAAAAACCGGAAGCCTTGCATGCGCTTAATCAGGTCCTCGCAATGATCTTCCTTTCGGATGTATTCGTAATTGGTGACAATCCAGATTATTTCATCGTTCTCATCGCTCCAAAGTTCACGCAGTTTCCTGTGATAGTTCACTGTCCGGTTGCGCTTCCACGAGTACAGCTTTATCTGCCCCATCTGGCAGTCGCCCCACACACCGCGTGCTGCTACCGGGCCAACGATCAGTACGGCGTCGATAAGATTGTTGTCGCGCAACACGCACGCGGCATCGACTACCTGTCGTGACTTGCACGTTCGCGGCTTGTCGCCCAGGTAGAATGCTTCGTTGCGCACCAGCGCCCGCACGCCTTCGAGTTGATGCTTGTACGGAGGCGGGTCCTGGCGAAATTTTGATGGATCGAATTCGATCAACGCATACTCCTAAAAAAATACAGCAATCTTCCGCGCTGTTTCTTCAAACGTCATTGGCTCAAGTTTTGCCCACTCCGCACGCTCGGAGGCAGGGAACAGGTAGCACCGCCGCTCGCGTTTGTTCCAGTTATCGAAGCGAACGACCAGATACCAGCCGTTCAGGTTCAAGCATCGGTGCAGTTGAATGGGCTTGAATATCGTTTTTTTTATATCTTTCACTTCGCACCACGTCGTTCGCGTTGTGTTCCCCGGAAGTGGAGTCGAAACGCTGAAATCCGGGATGCCGGAACTCATGGGATTCATGTGCTTAATGACCTCATCCGTTTTCCCGTTCTGGCGCAGCTCGCGCACGCGAGCCAGTAGTTCGCATGTAAATTTCGATTCCTTCAAACATTCCTCCCGTATCTTTCAATTCGCTCCCGCCAGTCAAGATGCTCTTGCGACATGCTCGGCGGGTATAGCTTGACACCTTTCGCTACTTCGTACCCCTCCGATAGCTCGCTCTCAATTGGTCCTTTATCTCCACCACGTAAAAATGAGATAGCTTCCTGCTTCACGCCTCTTAACTCAGCCAGCATTGCCGCTTTCTGCTGAGGCGTTGCGCCAGCGGGCGCGGTGAATAGCAGGCGCTCGCCGTCGAGTGTGATGGTTGCGCCCTGGGCGCGGAGGTTATCTAAGATATTTTTCGCGTTCATCTCTTACGCCCTTCCGCAACGCGGCAACGACTACATCATCACTATACAGTGCGACACACACGCAGCCTTCCACATAAGCGACAATAACTTCATCCGCCCTACACGATAGCGCCGCGTGCTTACTCCAGAATTTACAATTCATTAGCGATTCTTTGCAGATCTCGACGTCTTCCAGAAACTTCAGCGCCTTAATCTGCACTTCGTTGCCGAAGATCAAGGGTGGTTCTAGCGCGGCCCAGGCTTCTTTAATTTTCATCGCACAATATCCTCCCATGTACAACTTCATGATGATTGCGTTCCTCGGACGTTTCGAACGCCTCGCAGCACACGTCGCACCTGTGCTTGAAACTCTCGCGGATCGTTCGCTCGCGCTCCTTCATCAGCAGCGCGGAAGTCTCGGCGATGATGGTGTCGTACTGCTCGACCGTGATTTCCATGACGTGCCACATCACCTCGCAGTCGCAGGTTTTGGAAATGATGTGCTTGATTTTTTGTGACAGGTCGAATGGGGAGAGTTTCATTTTCCCTCCTTTCTCGCGGCGCGGAATTTCTTGCAGCGGCAGAACTTCGCGGTCTTTGAATCGCAATACAGGCAGTCGCCTTCGCCTTTTCGGTGGTGGATTTGCGGATGGCCGCAGAGGCATTTTTTCATGTTAATCTCCATATTAATAAAAAGTTGATCACGCCTTCATCTCTGGGACCTTCAATTTTGCGCGACAGATGTCAGCGCATTTGACTTGCATTTGTTTTTTAGCGTCGGAGTCGGCGTCGGCGGCGGCGGTGACGTAGGCGGCGTAGGCGGCGACGTCGGCGGCGTGGGTGGCGAAGGCCGCGGCGTGGGCCGCGTAGGCGGCGACGTCGGCGGCGTGGGCGGCGGCGTGGGCCGCGTAGGCGGCGACGTAGGCGGCGACGTCGGCGGCGTGGGCCGCGTAGGCGGCGACGTCGGCGGCGTAGGCGGCGTAGGCGGCGTAGGCGGCGTAGGCGGCTCTTACCTGACCGATAGTCGCTTCGCCCATCGCCCATTTTCTCGCCGTTTCAACTGCAACTCGCGGCACCTGATCTTTGGGGTATTTCTTTTCAAAGATTGGCAGCGCCAATTCCGCGCAATCGCAAGCGGCGATAACTACATCCTGCTGCGTCGGCCAACCATCCTTTCCGACCATCTTGCCGCACAGCCACAACATCCAGTCGCCGCGCTCGCACTCTGCCCACGTTGTTTTCAGATCGCGATTACCGCGCCACACTACTGCGCCTTCACACGCATGAAGCGAGTTCAGAAGTTCTGTTAATGTCATTGTCTTGCCCTCCATTTTTACCTCAACCCGAAAATGTACATCATCAGCAACGCTCCGGCTGCTGCGGCGGTGCAGATGAATCCGGCGATGGCGAACATCACGCGGTGGTCCCATGATTTTTTGTCTCCGTGGCGCGTGCCTCCGCGCACGAATGTGCAATCATTGCAATGGCGGAACGGAATTTCCATCCGCCCGTCGGCGCATGTTTTACATCTGCGGATGTAGGTTTTCATGGCAGCACCTTCACGAGTTCGCCGATGTCCGCCATGTAGAAAAAGCGGGTGCGGGAGACCCGAGTTGATCCGCCTGGTACGGATGGATGTGCGCTGCAGTACCGCGCCCAAAAACCGCCCAGAGCGATGCGGCTGACTATTCCGATTTCGTCGGTGTGCGGTCCCCAGCTTACGAATTGCCCGATCTTGACTTTCGCGCGTTCGGTTTGTGTGTTCAGGCCCTTTGCAATTTCAAATGACGCTTCTTTGTTCATTGGGTTGCCCTCCATGCGTATTACATTACAGCTTTTTGGTTTTTGTGTCAAGGGGAAAGATAGTGTGTGTTTATATGGGTATTTTTAAGATTTATCCTTTGCGGGGCCACTTTTCGCCAAGCATCAAATGAATCGATAGCTCGATTATATTTCCATGAAACTCACTTACCAGTTCAGTTAAGTTAGACATATTCCTCCTATTCATCTCCCGGCTCGCGCAGTGGAATGATTTTGTATAAATGCCGACTGCCGATCTGGTCGTACGTCACTTCAGCCCGAGCCGCCGCACGCTGGACTACTTTTTTATTCCAGCCCTGCTTTTCAGCTTCGGCATAAATCACGGAACAAAATTCCTGGCCTTCGTTCTTATTAAGACGCTCGCGCATCCATAGTGTGCATTTACCCACCTTGCTTTTCTCAGGGTCGGTGTCGCGCTGCATTACTTCATCGGCATCCTTGTCGCTCACTCCCATCCACTTGATTTTGGGCAAACTGCTCTGCACGTTCCGAATCGAGAAATCCACGCCCACGGAGCGATACTTCAATCCCGACTTGTTGGCTTCGGACACCACGTTCAATTTTAAATTGAGCATCAATCTCGTCAGTTTCTCCGCGTCTTCCGTGTCTTTCATAAATCCCCACACGGCACGCGGAACCGCCGCCAATGCTCCGGCTCCCGACAATCGCTGCAACGATGTCTGCTCCGTTTTCTTGTTGAAATGGTCAATTGAAATGATTGACACCTTCACTCTTTCGGCCATTTCCTTTAACTCGGTCAATACCCATCGGATTTCTTCCTCGGCGTTCTTTTTCAACTTGCCGAGATAACTTCCCAGCGGATCGATGATCACAAGCTTAATCTCAGGATGTTCGGCGAGCTTGGTTTCCAGCGCCTTTAAATCCTCATCGAGCGCAATCCTTCGCGTGCTTTGATTGCCGGTCTTTGCGCTGATTATTTTGGTTTTAGTGGCAAAGTGTACCTTTGAAAGATTTGCTTCTGCGGCCATCAATCGAGGAACTACCGTATCGCTTACATCATCTTCTGAAATTAACATCAAGACTTCTTGAGGGAGCCTCTCAACATCCGTCTCTGGCCACGGTCGCCCGGTTGTCAGTTTCGACACAACATCAATTGCCACGGTTGACTTCCCCACATCCGGCATTCCTACGAATACCGTGAGCTTGCCAAGCGGTATGCGGTGTTCCCACAGCCAGGTTAACGGCTCGGGAACGATGCTGTCCGCAGTCGCGGTTTCAATGGACGATGTGACTGCAATATCCGGCCCGTGCTGCTTCGCGTATTGCTCATAAATGCTTTTTACTTTTTCAATCACATACGCTTCCGTGTGAGGAGGATTGAATCTGGTATTCAATCCAAGACATGCAGCTATAGCCTCATCTAGCGTGTTTCCTTTGCGATTCATTATTCCGGCAAGGGAAACGATTGCCGCCGTGCGAGAGCCTGGACCTATTTTCCCTTCGCGCGTTCCCGGGCTTGCGGCTTGCTCAACAGCCTCTACTCGAAACACCTCAAAATCATCGACGTTATAGCGGATATCCCAATCGCATTCCAGTATCTCAACCTTGCGCGGCGGATTGTATTTGTAGTTCATTGAACCAGGCACGCGCAAAATTCGAGCAATTTCCGCTGCCGATCTATCAGCTTGGAGGGCGGCCATCAATCCTTTTAAGATTGGTTCACACCTCGGATCGTGCGCGTCGCACGGCTCCTTTAGGAGCCAGTAAACGTGATATCCGCCGCCTGAAAAGATTTTTATTGAAGGCTTGAATGGAAAATCAGCAATGATTTTATCTGCGTATTCGCGGGGAGTTTTTGAAAAATCTATATCAACCCAAAATGAAATTAGCTCTGAACAGCTTTCCTTCGCTCCATTCCCCTTAATTTTTCGAGTGCAGCATCCAAAATAAATGTGGTGCTTGGATTTTTTATGCGCCACAATAAATTCATCCAAGAGTGTTTCGTCTCGGGTGAATATCCGACCGACGGTCGGAAGCGTCCGCAGCTCTATATCGCAAGACGTACCATCAAAAAACTTTTTTAGGAATTCCAATGTCGCCGAGCCTTTTCTCTTACGCTGCCGTGTGCCGGAGGCCCGGCGAAAGGTAACCGGCGAGCACGGCGCGTAAGTAATAGCGGTGCTCTTTATACCGGATTTACCTGACGAAGTAAAGGCGAATTGTGTTTTTCTGCGGGTGCGCAGAATAACTTAAATGGTCACGGGCTTAATGGCATTTCGGACATCGGGGCTTCATTCACCACCTCCAAGAAGTAAACGACAATTCTGTCCAGAGGGTGAGTGGGTGTCCAGGCAGAGGGTGGGTGTCCACGTGTCCACTGGCAGAGTGTGAGTGGGTGTCCTAGAGAGAGTATTACTATATAACACCTTATCTCCCACACTCTTAGCGCAGGTGGACATCCTCTCCCACCCTTGGACTGGACAGCCTCCCACCCCTGGACAGGTGGACACACTCCCACCCTTCGCGCGCGTGAGAGTCCAACCACTGATAAGCGCCGGCCTGGATGCAGTGGTTTAAGAGCTTCGATGGCTTCGATGGCTTCGCTTTTTCTTCAAACTATTTTCGGTGCGAAGTATAAATCACTTGACAAACTATCGAGTATGGCGTAATCTGTCTTTGCCGGTCGGGACTCCAACCCGAAATCAACTGGCAGGAGAAACCAAATGAACATTCTGCCGCAATTGATCGGATCGCCGAAGCAAATAGCATGGGCTGAAAAAATTCGCGCAAAGCTGGTACGGGACAATGTTGGCAACGACACGCCTTCACTGGCTACCTGCCTGTCAATCACAAAAGCGTCATTCTGGATCGAAACTCGGAACATGAACTGGGTTCAGATGGGCATTGTGGCGGCTGGAATCGCGGACGGATACTGCTTAGCCGAATCTGTCGAAGTCGCCAGATCACTGTAGACCTCCGCCATGCGCAACTCCGCGTAGGCGGAGCGTCCAGTCGATCACTGGTGCGGGTACGGAACCCCGCAGAATTTTATGGCTCGAAAATATACGATCAACCCAGCTAACCCGCCCGGGTGCAAGCCGGGCAACGTGGCAGAGCTCGCAAAGCGTGAGGGCATATCGCGTGCGGCTGCTTGGTATCGACTAAAGCGTGCGACGGGAAAACCTCGCGGTCGTCCCAGGAAGTTAAAGGTATAGTTCCCATTTTTTACCCGTGTGCGAATCTTTCTTTTCCCCCACATTAAAATTACCCTTGCAACCGGATCGCCATCGTGGTAAATAGTTTTGCGTCACTCCGTTTCCGGTGAGGTCAAAAAAGTTTTTTAAACTGGAAAATAAATATGTTTAAAGGCCCAGGTCCAGGACGCCCCAAGGGATTACAAAACAAAGTAACGCGCGACGTGCAAGCATTTACCGCGCGTGTTCTGACCGCTTGTGGCGGCGAAGATGAATTAGCAAAGCAATTCCTTCACAGTGAAAATGAAGAAACTCGCCTAAAAATGTTTTCAATTCTCCTGTATTACCGTTTCGGAAAGCCGAAGGAAACTCAGGACGTGCATGTCATGATTCATGACGAGCTTGGTCCACGAGTGGCGATGGCGAGAAAGGCAATCGCGGAAACGGAGTTGGTGCAGTGAGCGCAGCCGCTCAAATCAATTGGCAGGAAGAAGTTCTTCACGACATTGTGAGTTTCACTCACGATCCTCTGAAATTCGCGCTGTATGCTTTTCCGTGGAAGCAGTCTGGCGATCTTGAATCCAGTGCAGGTCCGCACAAATGGCAGACTGAAATATTTAAACTCATTGGCAACCACCTCAAGAACAAGGAAACAAGGCACAAGCCTCTACGTATCGCGGTTGCAAGTGGTAATGGAATTGGCAAGTCGGCATTTGTGGCAATGCTCAATGATTGGGCAATGTCAACATGCGAGGATTGCAAGAGCGTGATTACCGCCGGCACGGGCGCGCAGTTAAAAACAAAAACGCACCCCGAGCTTGCGAAGTGGTATCGCATGTCGATTAACGCGGACTGGTTTGACGTGAAGGCGCAAAGTATTACGATCAAAGACACAAAACACGCTAACACCTGGCGCACTGACTTGATTTCTTGGGACGCGCAGAATCCAGACGCTTTCAGTGGAATGCATAACAAGCGCAAGCGTATTTTGATTGTGTTTGATGAGGCGAGCGCGGTCGCTCCGGTGATTTGGGATCGCATATCTGGAGCGTTGACCGACGAAGATACGGAAATTATCTGGATTGTTCTTGGCAATCCGACTGATAACCAAGGCCGCTTCGCCGAATGTTTTGGGAGCGACAAATACCGATGGCGCACCTTTCAAATCGATTCTCGAACGGTGGAGGGGACGAACAAGGAAGAGTTGGCGCAAGAGGTAGAAAAATATGGCGAGGATAGTGACTATATCCGATGGCGTGTGCGAGGTGAATTTCCTCGTTCGGGTAGCTCTCAATTCATCGGCGGAGAGTTGGTATCCGCTGCAAGAAAATATAAGTCCGCAGGCCATGAGTCTTTGCCAAAAGTTCTTTCTTGCGATGTTGCAAGATTCGGAGACGATCAAACCGTCATAGGTCTGCGTCAGGGACGCAAGTTTGAAATCATGGGCAAGTATCGCGGAAAGGATACATCGCAAACCACAGACATCTTGGTCAGCATAATCGAGTCGCGCAAGCCGGACGCCATTGTCATTGATGGTGACGGAATAGGCGGTGCGGTAGTGGATAATCTTCGCGCACTTGGTTATAAGGCACCGCGTCACAATCTGTTTGAATTTCATGGCGGCGCGGAGCCTGAAGACGCGAACATGTATTTCAACAAGCGCACTGAAGTGTGGGGTTGGATGAAGGCGTGGTTCGAGGCGGGATGTGAAATTCCTAACGATCCAGAGCTTGACAGGCAGGTAACAGGCCCGCAGTTTTTCATCGCGCGAGGTAAGTCGCATCACGGAGCAGTGGCGCTGGAGCACAAGGACGATATGAAGAAGCGCGGCCTTGAGTCTCCCGACTGCGCGGACTGCCTGGCGATGTCATTCGCGGTAAAAGTTTCAATGAAGCCGAAGCCGCAAGTTCAGCCGTATCGCCCAGCTTCGGCATGGAGTTAATCGATGAATATTTTCGAGGTTCCATATGGCGCAAATTAAAGGTTTCAAAGCCGCCCACAAAGCCGCGCAGGAAATGATGGCGAAGAAAAAAGGCGCAAAGAAGAAGGCGAAGAAGTGAAAATCACCAAGCAAATGATGCGTGCAATCACGAAGGATAACTTTCTCACCAATTCCTTGACCCGAGCGATTGTAATCTGCGCACGGTCAGACAAGGAACTGCACACGGCATTTTTGCAGTTTGGCGCGATGATCGCATTTCGCCGCAGGTTTCTTCACAACGAATTGAATGAGTATGATAAGAAAATAATCAAGCTCACGGAGTGGGCGCTTGACGAGTTTGGATTGCCTGGGGGCGATGATGCCTGGAAGAGCGAAGCTGTCGGACATTCTGCGAGCGCTAATGGTGCAGAATCGGGGAATGTTGTTTCCGAATGCCGGAAAGCCGCCTCAGGGCCAGTGCATTGATTGCAAGCGCGACATTCTGGCGATTGAACTTTATTCGAGGTGCCCAAATTGCGAGCAAAGCATGATATGCGTGGATTGCGTGGACGCTCACGATCATCTGCACAACTTGATCACGAAACCCACCGCGCGATTGAGTCGGGATTTGCAAGAGATTTTACGCAGCTCAAGCAGGAGTTGAAGGAAGTGCCGGAGGCAATCAAGGATCGCGTGATTCTCGAATCGTTTTGCGACGACATGCGCGGCGCTCCAATTAATCTTGATTCGAGGATTGTGATACCAACGATGTACGCGGAGCCTTCGCGGTATTCGAAAGTTGTTTCGATTGGTCCGCTATGCACTGAAACGCAGCCCGGAGAAGTTGTGATGACGGGACGATATCCTGCAAGCGCATGGAGTTTTGAGCACGAGGGGCGCGAACTAGTCAGCGTTAAAGAATCCGAAATTCTCGCAAAGATCGAGGTGAATTAATGGCGAAGTCAGATGTAATGGCGAGCACGCATAAAGAGCGCAAGCAGAAGAAAGTTATCAGCCACATCGAGATTCATCCGGCAATGGATGGCGGCCATCGCGTCGAGACGCACCACACGCATTCGTTCGAACATCCGCCGACGGTGAAAGAGTTTGGCGGCCTTCACGAAGCTGTGGAAATTCCGAAGGGTCATGTTCTGCATCACGTCGCGCAGGAGATGGGCATTCCGACCAAAGTTGGACAGGTTGGCGCCGGCAGCGAAGAGAATGTTGAATCGAAGGAAGGTGAGTCGATATGAAAGAAGTCAACCTGATGCACGGTTACACGCGCCGCGAGCATGACGATGGTAGCGTGGAGTTTATCAAGACGCGCAAGGAGCCTTACGATGCCGTGGACGGAAGTAATGTCAAAGTGGAAGTCGGGCAGCTTGAAGTCGGGCAGCAAGAAGGGGCCGAAAGTAAAGAGCCGGAAACAAGCGATAGCAATCATGTTGTCGGAGAAGCGAGCAGCGAAGCGCGGCAAGAAAGATTACCAGAAGAGTGACGTTCACGCCTCAACATATGGGAGATGAAACGACATGACGCAAAGTGCGACACCTCAAGTAGCAAACATCATTCAAGGCCCGCGCGGCATTGGCGCTCGTGCAACCGGCGGCGCGTACACGCAGGATTGTCAGCAGGACTTGGCGGACACGGACGCATTCCAGGGTGCTCCGATTCTGCTTTCCGGCACAACCGACGCGCTCGTGCCATTGAATAACAGCACCACACTTGCGCACTCGCCGGGAAACTACATCGTGAAAACAGCCGGCGTAAATGCGATGACCATTCCAACGCCAACACCAGGTGTTGACGATGGCTTGAGTGTCAACGTGTGGTCCGACACGGCAAATGCCCACACCATTACATGCGCAACGCAGGTGATTGCTGCCGGCGTGGCGCTCAAGACGACCATAACTTTTCCAGCGTTTCGTGGCGCTGGCGTTTCCCTGCGTGCGTTCAACGGCACATGGCAGATTATCGGTCAGGGCTTCACGGCAAACACACTGAGCTAAATGCCGAACACGTACAACTCGGATGGCAAGACGTTTCTCGAACAGGCGCGGAACCGCTTCAAGTATTGCCTGGAGTCATGGGCCGACATTCGAGAAGAGCACGATATTGACTTGCGCTTCCTTGCCGGGGATTCATGGGATGAAACCGAGAAGCGCAAGCGCAAGCGCAAGCACATTCCGGCAATTCACCTGGACGAGTTGACGCAATTCTTGAATCAGCTCGTCAACGATGTAAGACAAAACAAGCATGCGGTCAGCGTGCTTCCGAATGGAGATGGCGCAACGGATGCGAGTGCTAGATTACGCGCCGATTGGATCCGCGGAGTTGAGTATCGTTCACAGGGGCAGACAGCCTACATCACGGCGTTTGAAGGCGCGGCTGGAGGATCGTATGGATTCTGGAAAATTGAAACCTTCTACGAAAGCGAAAAAAGTTTTAATCTATCGGCCCGCATCGTCCCCATCACAAATGCCAACACAATCATCTTCGATCCCGACTGCAAGAAGTACGACTGCTCCGACGCCGAAGATTGTTGGGAAATTGATTTCATTTCTCACGATGCTTTTCGGCGGCGTTACCCGAAAGCGGAAATCAGGACGTTCAGCGACGAAGTAAGGAATGTTGCTCCCGACTGGATCAAGCCCCAGCAGGTTCAGATTGCTTCCTGGTGGAAAGTAAAAACAGAAGAAGTGGTGTTATATCTGGTTGATGTTGACGGCGGCCAGCCGGTTGTGATGCGTGAAGATGAGTTGCCCGAGAATTTCAACCGGAAGAAAATCCTCAAATCGCGCGATTATGAAGATCGCCGCGTCATTCAGTACATCATGAACGGCGTGGAAGTGCTCGAAACAAACGATCCGCGCAATGGGAAGGGGTGGCCTGGGCAATGGATTCCAATCATTCCGGTATGGGGTAAGGAGCTATTTATCGATGAAGGCAGCGGATCGAAGAGAATGCTATTCTCTTTGATCCGCTTGGCGCGTGATCCGCAAAGGTTGCTGAATTATTACGCTTCACAGGAATTGCAGGAAGCGAAGAAGTCGCCACTCGTTCCCTACATGGGTCCGGTTGGAATGTTCTCGAATCAGCCGGAACAGTGGGATTCGATTAACGATGAGCCGCGAGCGTGGGCCGAATATAGTTTGCCGGAAGGTTATCCGCCGGGCACAGAACCTAAGCGCGTGCCATTCGTTCCCAACTTCCAGCAATACGAAATTGCGAAGGAGGCCGCCAGCCGCTCGATCATGAAAGCAATGGGCATTTCTCCGTTGCCTGAAGCCGCGCAACGCACGAATGAAAAGTCGGGCATTGCATTGAAGCGCATTCAGGGCGAGCGAGAGCAAGGCTCATTTCATTTTATCGATAATTTTGACCGCTCGATTGTTTATTGCGGACGCCAGCTTGAGGATTTATACGACAGAATTATTGACACGCCTCGTGACATTCCACTGAGCGCGGAAGATGGCACGCATTCAATGGGGCGTGTCAAGGACCCAAATAACCCGAAGAACAAGCAGGATAAGGGCGAGCATGAAGTCACAATTACCACAGGACCAAGCTTTGATTCGCAGCGCGAAGAAGCGGCGAACTTTGCCGACACGCTTGCAGGAGTGCAGGGAGTATTCCCTATTATTGGAGATTTGCTTGTTAAACTGCGCAATCTGGGACCAATTGGCGACAAGATTGCAGAACGGCTTACTCCACCGCAATTCGCCGGACAAGATGACAGCGTTCCTGCGACAGCTAAAGCAGCTCTCGCACAAATGCAGCAGCACGTCCAGCAACTTCAAGCCGTGATTCAGCAATTACAGCAGGAAAAAGCCGCGAAGATGGTTGAGAAGGACGCGCAATACCGGATTGCAGCATTGCAGGAAAACACGAAACTGGTTGTCGCGCAAGCCACGCTGCAGCACGAAAACGCGGAAACAATTCTTCAGGCTGAACTGGCAAAGATTCAGACGATTCTTGGTCAGGCGCACGAAGGAATCCAGAACGAGGCCGATCAGCAGCATCAACACGATTTGATCGATCATCAGACGCAGGCGGATCAGGCGCTTGCATCGCATCAAGCTTCGCTTGAGCCGCCGCCCGAGGCTCAAGGTAGTGACACGCAATCCGGGCAAGGAGCGTAAACATGGCAAAGGGAATGAAGGACTCGAAGATTGGGCCTTCTGTGGAATTCGATATGACGCAGAAGAAGCGTGCGCAACACGATTACACGTACGACAAAAACGAGCAATCGCCTTCTAAGGAAAAAGAGAAGCGCGGCGGCCATATTGAGTATATCGCAAAGAAATTGCACGGCAAAGACCCGTACTGCGCATCGCATAAGCTGTAAATCGACGTAAGCGGCTTCGTCCTCCGCAGAAAAGAGCATCACAATGGCAACTGACGTTAAGACATTAACCGTGGAATCGTCTCCCACGGATATTCTCGCCTCGATGAATTCAACGGAGCGCAAAGCCTGGCGCGAAACGGGCAAGACTCCTGAACTCAAGGACGTAAATGCGGAATCGTCCACCGCGAAAGAAGCAGAAAAGCCGGAACAAAAAATTTCAGAATCAGCCGAGACAAAGACCGAAGCGGCAGCGGTCAACGCAGAGCCTTCAGTTTCTCGCGGTAAAAATGCGGCAACGCGGATACAGGAATTGCTTTCGGAGAACAAGAGGCTTGCATCCGAAGTCGAAAAACTCCGTACTCCTGTGCACGCTCCGGCGAAAACAGAGGAACCCGCCAAGCCTCGCCGCACCGATGTGGACGAAAAGACCGGACTTGCGAAATACGCAACCGACGATGATTTCCTCGAAGCTCGTGATCAGTACGTGATGAAAATGGCAAGTCAGCAGACTCGCCAGGAGATCGCGAAGGAAGAGAATCAGCGCCGCATTGCCGAGATGAATAAGCTCACGCAGGAGAAATGGCAGAATTCGCTCAAGCTTGCAATTGAACGTCACGAGGATTTCAAAAAAGTATGCGAGATCGACAGCAAGGGCGCATTTCAGAACGCTGAATTGAAACTGATTAAATCAAACAGCGTGCTGGATGCGTTTATTCTGGACTCAGACCTTGGCGGCTCGATTTTGTATCACCTTGCGAAAAATCCCGGTGAAGTTGCGCGAATTGAAGCGATGAATGCATTTGCTGCCGCGCGAGAACTTACCAAGCTCGAAGACAAGTTATCCGGCGCACAGCCCACAACGCAATCCGCAGAGACGAAAGAAGGCCCGAATCCGAAAGTATCAGGCGCACCTGCGCCAGCCGCCAATGTTGGCGGACGGGCTACCGCTCCTGTGGATGAAGAAGAAGCCGCTGTAAAGGCGGAAGACTTCCGGCGCTACAGGAAAGCGGCCAACGAGGCCGAATTCAGAGCCAGAAAAGGAAAGTGAGAAGTGCCGAATACATTCGCATTTCCGCAATGGGTATCCATGGATGCCCTGCGGTTTCTGCTCAACAAGCTCGAAGTTGCCAGCATTTTCAACACGGAATGGCAGAAGGAATTTGAACGAGACTTCCCGATTGGCAGCGTGACGCAGGTAAAGATTCCGCAATCTTTCCTGATTCGTGACGGCATGGGCTACAGCCCGCAGGCAATCAACCGGCTGACCACAACAATCAACTGCAACCAGATTTTGGGAGTTGATTTCGAGTGGGACAGCTTCGAACAAGCTCTGAACATGGAGCGTTCGAAAGAGGAAATCCGCAAGCAGTATCTTGAGCCTGCCGTCGCTCAGATGGCTCAGGAATGGGATTCCCGCGCCGCGCAGTTCGCTTATCAGAACACAAACAACGCAGTTGGAACGCTGGGCACCGATCCGAACACAGTTCAGATTTTTGCTCAGGCTCGTCAACGGTTGTTTGAACTCGCGTGCCCCCCGGGCGGAGAAAAGGCTCTGTGCATTCCGCCACAAGTCAGCACTTCGATGGTTCCGGCCTTGCAGACGTTACTCAATCCGCAAGACGACATCTCGAAGCAATTCAAGGAAGGCTCGCTCGGCAAGTTGCATGGTTTCGATGTGTACGAGTGCATGTCGCTGTGGCGTCATACAGCCGGGACATGGGCCGCGCATGCGAACACCGTCAACACAGCCAACGTGAACAACGGCGGAAACCAGATCGGCATTAACGCAACTGCGGCAGACACGGTGAATGCCGGCGATATTTTCACGATTGTCAACGTGAACCAGGTCAACCCGCGCACGCACCGATTCCTTTCTCCAATCGTGAAGCAGTTTGTCGTGCTCCAGCCCATCATTTTCGCGGGCGGCGGCGCGGCGGCTGATTTCCTGATTGTTTCTCCGGCGCTGTTCGGACCCGGCTCGCAGTATCAGAACGTGGATGCATTGCCGGTTAACGGCGCTGCAATTTCCGTCACGTTCACTTCCGGTCAGGCTGGCGCTCAGGCACTCGCTCTTCACGGCGATGCGTTTGGGCTTGCTGGCGTAAAACTGGAAGAGCCGAAGGCGACTGAAATGACTTCACAGGCTCGCGATCCTGAAACGAAGATGGCGATCAGGTTCGTGCGAATGTTCGATCCCGTGCAGTCGAAGATGATCAACCGATGGGATTCCGTCGGCGGATTTGGCCAGCTTTACAGTGATTCATGTGCTGTAAGAATTCTGTGTGCGTAAAGGGAGAATGAATACGACAATGAACACATTCAAAAAGAACTGCCTCAAAGTTGTACTCGCCCTTTTCGCTCTGCTGTGCGTTCCCGGTCTTTCGCACGCGCAGCAGAACCTACTCGTCCAAACCACGCTTTCCAGCGCCGTGTCCGCTCCATCGGCACCTGGAACGCCTCCCGTACCCTATGCTTTCGTGCAGCTCGCGTCCACGACAGGCATCACGGCCAACACTCTGAACTCTTCAACGACAATCAATGCTCAGAATTTTTGGGTGATTTACGTTGATCGGGAAGAGATGGCCGTCACGCAGGTAAACGGCACAACCTTGCAGGTCATTCGTGGCTATAACTCGACTCTTGCAACTAGTCACGTTAGCGGCACGATGGTCCTGTACGGCAAAGCGTCTTGGTTCTACACATCGAATCCTGGCGCTGTTTACGCTCAAGGCGGAACAGAAGCGGTTTCAGGGGGATCAGCCTGCGTACAGTCGACTGTGTTTGTCTCGCCTTGGGTCAACGTGCGTACTGGTCAGCAATGGATTTGCTCGACCGATACGCTTTCATGGGTGCCCGGATTCAATAACGGGTTCGGCGCTCTCGCCAACGTGCCTTCTGCCGGAACAGAAGCTTCCGTCGCCGGCACAAACGCTGTTCTTGGTCCGGTATTCGCCATCTCGGGAACAAACGCGATTGTGACATTCACTCCGCCTGTCGGTTTTAACAGTACCGCGGTCGGTGGAGGGTGTTTCACAGTTATTCCGAAGGGTGTATTTACGTGGACAGCCGCCGGAAACATTTCTGTTCTTGGAACTGTGACGGCAATCACGCAGAACGTGTCGTTCTGCTGGAATCCTTACACTTCCAAATGGATTCCGAGCCGCGTAGCGTAAACCTCCAACCGCTTCGGGCGCTGTGCGGGAAACAGCGCCCACTTAAAAGGGAGGCTTGGCAATGTCAAACAGAAACGATTTCGAGTACGAAGAGTTCATGCGATGGAAAGAAGCACGCGCTCGCCAGCACGCGCGTGTTGATGGCCCTGATCCGCAGCATCGCGGCGTGATTGATGCGAGCTACGTGCGCGGCATGGATGTTAAGGAATTCCCGAAAGTCGCGTACAGGCAGGATGCAAAGGAAAAGATGGGTTATCGGACGCGAGTGGTTGAATCCGCCGATGAGCAAGCCACAGCCGTCAAGAATGGATGGCTTGTCCAGACAAAAGACATTCACGCGCTTTTAGAAGGGTTGCTGAAAGAAAAAAATGGACTCGCGGCTGAGGCCGCAGCCTAATGCCGATACTTCCGGCTGTTCCGCCGCAACCGCCTCCGGCGCCGCCGAACGTGACGACGTTTCAGACGATTTGTCAGAACGCGCTTTGGGAGATCAACGTTACCGCTCCCGGGGAGAATCCGTCAAACGATGAATTGGCGTTTGCGCTCGACAAGGCAAATCAAATAGCGGATAGCTGGAGTGCGCAGAAGGTCTATATCTATGCTTCGCAGCTTATTTCGCAAGCCCCAGCGCCGCCAAATGGCAATGGAGCGGCATTCCTGCTCGTTCCCGGGCTTGCTCCGCACACAGTAGGCCCGGCATGGGGCGGAGCACCTACGCTTCCGGTCCTAACCGAACGTCCCGTGCGAATCGCCAATGTAAACGTACTGCTGAACAATGTGACGCCAGTTGTGCGGTATCCGCTCACAAGACGAGATAAAGATTGGTGGGCAGGGCAGCGCGTGCAAGGGATTCAGACCAGCTTACCCACGGATTATTACTATCGCCCCGATTGGCCGCTTGGCTCAATCTTCTTCTGGCCCGTGCCGAATTATGCATATGGCGTGGAGTTGGAAATCGAGAGTGTCATAACCGGCGGCACATCGCTGCAAACCGTGTTTCAGGCTCCTCCAGGGTACGAACTGGCGATGACGTTGACGCTGGCCGAGTTGCTGTGCTCATCGTTTGAGAAGCAGCAGCCGTCTCCGATGCTTGTTGCATCGGCAATGCGTGCAAGGAACGCGGTGCAGGGGTTGAACAACCTGGCACCGCGAATGAGTCTTGATGATTTTGGACCGTCGTCGAGCGAGAAGCCGCGAGCATCGTTTAACTATTACACAGGAATGAGTAGATAATGGCACGTTTCGGATTAATTGGACCATCATACTCTTCGCAGTCGCTCAATGCCGACTGCCAGGTTACTATGAATTGGTACACCGAAATTCTGGAGCAGGTAAACGGAAAGTCGGCAATGGTGCTCTATCCGACTCCCGGCGAGTCTGTTTTCGCGGCTCTGCCCGGGCAACCTGTGCGCGGTCAGTGCGAAATTAACGGGCGAGCATTTGCAGTCTCGGGAACGAATTTCTGTGAAGTGTTTGCCAATGGCACTTTCAGCGTCATCGCTCAGACGGGTAACGATCTTTCAAATGTTTACATGGTTGCGAGTCCGCAGCAACTTGTTATTGTTTCCGCCGGTAATCTCTATGTTTATTGGCTGCAAACCACGACAGGCGGAACGAATCCGCAGGTTGCAGGAACATTTAAGAAGATTCCGAATACCAATTTCACGCTTCCCGGCGGATCGATTGGTATTCCGCAGCAGGTGGAATACATCGATGGATTCTTCATTTTACTGATGCGGAATTCGCAGACAATTTATCTATCGACGCCGTTTGATGCGTCAACGTGGCCCGCTTTGCAATTTATAACCGTGTCCGTATTCTCGGACAATGTGCAGTCGATCATCGCCAATCAGCGCCGATTGTGGGTGCTGGGTCGCAAGCGCAGCACTGTGTATTACGATTCAGGAAGCGCGAACATCTTCGATGTTGACCCAAGCGGAACGATGGAAACAGGGACAGCATCGACATCTGCAAGCGTGCGCCTCGATAACGCTGTGTTTTGGCTCGATCAGGATGAGAGAGGCTCTGGCGTCGTACGGCGAGGCGAAGGATACACACCGACGCGGGTTAGCAACCACGCCATCGAATTCGCAATGCAGGGCTACCCGACAATCGCCGACTGCGTTGCTTACAGTTACCAGGATCAGGGACACGCGTTTGCTGTGTTCAATTTTCCCACTGCGAATAAAACATGGGTTTACGATGTGGCGACAAACTCATGGCATGAGCGGTCATTCTTTAATTCGCAGACGGGTCTGCTTTCGATGCACAAGAGCCAGAATCATTCATTCGCGTTTGGCAAGCACCTGGTCGGCGATCCATTCAGCGGGAACCTGTATCAGTTGTCGATTAACACGCCAACCGATAATGGCGGGCCGATCAGGCGCATTCGACGTTCTCCGCACATTTCGACTGAAAACAAGTGGACGTTTTACAATGAACTGATTCTGGATGTTGAGGCGGGGCTTGGGCCTCAGCCGCCATTGCTCGATGGCGCAGGGAATGCTCGCGGGCCGCAGATCATTCTTCGCTGGTCGAAGGATTATGGGCATACGTGGAGCAACGAATACATGCTCGACGCTGGGCAAGCGGGACAATTCAAGCAGCGGTTGCGGAAATCGCGCATGGGTCGGGCGCGGGACATGGTATTTGAGATTTCGACTACCGATCCGATTCCGTGGCGAATCATTGAAGGGTACATTGACGCCGATGGACCTGCCCCGATGAAGGCGAAACAGAGATTGGCGTCAACGTATGGGCAGGTAACTTAATGTCAACGACAGGACAGCCTGTAGCGCCTCCGCCAGCGAGTACTGCAATCGTTGACAAGCAGGGGAATCTTACTCCGCCGTGGATTCAATGGCTGACAAGCATTTGGGATTCGGTTACCGGGCCAGCGCATACCACGGCTCCGGCAACATCGGCGGCGAATGGTTACGCGGGGCAATTGGCTTATGATCAGAATTTTCTATATGTTTATGTGGGGAGTGCATGGAAAAGAATTCCGCTGAACTCATTTTAGATATCATCGCGGAAGTGGCGGATGTTCCGAAATCGGAACTGCGTTCCGATGCCACATTCGAGAAACTTGGAATGGATTCCCTAGATTTTATTCTTCTGATTCAGGAATTACGCGACAGGATAGGTCCGATCACGGATGAACAAGCAATGAAGATTGAATCGGTGGGACAGCTTTTGGAGGCTTTTTGCTGACGTACCAAATCGAGCGATGGGCTGATTTTGTGAAGGATGGAAGGGAGTTGTTCCCTGAGCATTATAAGGAACTAGCCCGCGACCAAGACAAGATTAAGCTCGATATCAATGAAGATTTGTACGTGGACGCCGACGCGCGTGGAATAGGTCATATTGTCACAGTTCGCGATAGCGGCAAACTCGCGGGATATACGATTCTTGGCCTTATGCCGCACTTGCATTACAAGAGTGCGGGGCTGATGGCGATGATCGACGTGTACTACCTGATGCCGAAATATCGCAAGGGCGGAACGGGGGCAAAGATGATCATGTTTGCCGAATCAACATTGCGAAAGAAAGGCGTCACGAAGATTTATTTCAGCACGAAGGTTCATCAGAACAATGGCCCATTACTCGAAGCAATGGGCTTCACGCATTCGGATGATGTTTACACGAAGGTGTTAATCTAATGGGCATCGGGACAGCAGTCGGCATCGGAGGAATTGCAGCCGGAGTAGGCGGCGCGGTTGCATCAACGTCCGCCGCTGGAACTCAAGCCGACGCCGCCAACAACGCCACGATTACTCAAGCTCAAGAGGCGCAGAACGCGCTTGATTTTCAGAAACAGGAATGGCAAACGCAGCAGACGAATGAAGCTCCATTCCTGCAAGCGGGGCAGCAGAGCATTGGCAACATTCAATCGGAACTGGCGCAAGGCAACAATGGTCCCTTTGCGCCGTGGACCGGGCAATTCACAGCGCCGACCGCCGAAGAAGCTGCGCAGACCCCGGGCTATCAATTCCAATTACAGCAAGGCGAGCAATCACTTCAGAATTCAGCAGCGGCGAATGGCGGACTGCTTACAGGTGGGGCACTGAAGGGGATTGATCAGTATTCTCAGGGACTTGCATCGACGAATTACCAGAACACGTATCAGAACGCTCTGACACAATACCAGAGCGCGTACAACACGTTTCAGAATAATCAGGCGAACCTGTTCAATCGGCAAGCATCGGTTGCCGGAATTGGTCAAACGACAGCGGGGCAGCTTGGCTCGCAAGGTCAGGCGGCAGCATCGAACGCTGGCAATATTAGCGTGAACCTGGGACAGCAGATTGGAAACAATTTGCAGAACGCGGGGGCTGCTACGGCGAGCGGATATGTGGGAGCGGCGAATTCATTGACGAGCGGAGTCAATGGAATCACTGGAGCAATGACGTTGCAGCAATTGCTTGCGGGACAGACTGGCGGATATAACGCTCCATTTTACGGATATACCGCTCCATTTTACGGGCCTACCGATCAGCAGCTTGGGTACGATCCCACGGGAGGTGCCGTCTAATGGCTTCCATTCCTTTGCCCTCTCTCAGCATTCGACCTCCCGAGAATCCGCTTGACCAGTACGCGAAAGCACTATCCGTGAAATCAATGATCGGCGGGCAGCAGATACAGCAGGAACAACTCAAGGGTGCGCAACTCGAAAACCAGAATGTGCAGCAGTCGATTGCCGACCGCAATGCGATGACTCAAGCGTTGAAAGATTGGGATGGTCAGGATTTTAACGCGCTTCCATCCCTCGTTCTAAAAAACGGCGGTTCGGCCAATGCTGTATTTGGATTGCGAAAGCAGATTCTCGACCAGAAGCAGACGCTATCGAAAATAGCTTCGGATGATGCCACGACAGGCAGCAAGAATCTTGAAACTATTATCAGCAAGCGCGACCAGATTGCCGGAAGCTTGGAATCGCTGGTTGATCCCAATTCCGTGTCAGACGATAATTTACACACCGAAGCCACAAAAACAGTTAACGGATTGATGGCTTCGGGAATGATCGACTCTGAACATGGGCAGCAACTGCAAAGCGTTATTGACTCGACGAAGGACCCGAAGACGCTCCGCACAGGCATCGATCATTATGCAAAGACTCAGATGGGCGCGAAGGCCCTTGCAGAGCAAGCCTTACAGCAAGCCAATAGCGGCAAGGCTGTAGCGGAGGCGAATCTCGCCAATCAAAAAGTGAAGCTGTATTCGAATACGAAGCCTGGAGACTTCGATCAACTGATCGATCAGCTTGTCCCCCCTGTGCAGGGAAATCCAAACTCGGACTTGAATCAGCAAGCAAAAACAATGGCGAACGGCTTGCTTGCTCGCGGAGATTATGAAGGTGCTGCAAAGTCTCTTGAAAACATTCAGCATGTCGTCAATCAGCGATCCGAAACAAACTTTGTGCAGAATCGTGAAGATTACAGGCAGGCGCTGAATCGCCAGGCAAATCAGTCCAATCAATTGCAAAAGAACGGCCTCGAACAACTCGATAAAGTGTGGACCGATCCGCAGCACGGTTATACTCAGTTCCTGGCGCAGGCAAACGCGACAAAGACGGCGATTGCCGACGCGAAGGATGGAAACGAGCTTGCCGCATCGCTGGCACCGTTGATGACTGTTCTCGGAGTGAATAGCTTTGCCGGAGTCCATCGCATCAATCCTCAGGAGTATGAATCCGCCGGTCCTGGAGTCGGTAGCGTATATCGTCACATCAATACCGCGCTCGATAAAGCGGCGTCTGGAAAATTGAATCCGGATACCGCTTCTGAAATGGGCACGCTGATCGATCAACTCATAAAATCGAAGTACGACTCGCTTCTTCCCGCGTCTCAACTCATCGCTAAAAATGCGGGACTTGATTCGACGAAAACCACCATTTTTGATAAGGATGGAAATCCGAACACGCTTGACAATGCCGCGAAGGGGGTTGTCGCGCCAAGGAATCCGGCGCAGCAAAACATAAACCCCCCAGCCGGAAAGACAACTGTGTACGACCCGGAAGGCACGCCGCACTTTGTTTTTTCCAATAAGGTGAATGATTTTCTGGCCGATCCTCAGTACAAAGGATGGCATCGCTAATGGGGAAAAATGATTATGGCCTTGAAGCGGCGAATGTCTCTACGCAGAACGCGTATGGGCTTGAGCCTGCTTCCGCGAATGGTCCTACAATCAGTCCCGGAAAGTCGTGGTCTGATATTTTCGCGGAAAGCGGCGATGCTCCTGCGATTACCGATGCGTTGGAAAAGCTCGGGCAAATGGCAAGCTTCACTCCGCAAGGCGAAAAAGAGCATCCGATTCAAGCAGCAGTAGGGCAGATGGTGGATAAGTTGAAAGGGTATCTTTTCGGTGGCGCTGTAAACAAGCAGAACAACATCGGCACAGGTGAGTACGGGATGCTCAACAATCCTGTTGCAGGCTTGGTGATGGCGGCTCCCGAAGATGAAACCATCAATCTCGTTCGAAACATTGCGAAGCATCCCGTGGAAGCCGCCAAAGCCGCTGTTAAATCGTTGTCGAGCACTGATGCAGGCCGCGCGGTAACACAAACACTCTCGCCCGAGATGGCCGCGACTCCAGTATCGATCACACGCAGCGCGGGAACAACTGGCGGAGCGGCCACGACGCAAATCACCAATGAAGATGTTTTGCAGCACGCTGCCGATTTAGGATTAAAGATGTCTCCGGCTGAAGCATTGCAAACCGATTTCGCCAAAGGGCAGCAGACTCTCGGAGAAAGTGCGCCGATACGCGGAGCGAATATAAAGGCGGCAACCGCTGCGGACAGGTCAAAGCTTTCGGATGCGGTCGAAGAGTTTCAGGACAAGCTAGACCCTGCGCGATTGGGGTTAACTTCCGAGTCGGCAGGAGAGCATCTGCAAAATTCGGCGCAAATAGCTAAAGACGTGATGAAGGAAAACGTCAATAATGCTTACGATTCGGTAAAAGAGCAACAAGCGGATTTAGCCGGAGACGCGACCGGAAGACTTCGCAAACTGATTCATGATGAAAAATTCGCCAGACAGCCGAGTGCAGCTGTAGAACAGCCCGTGCTGCAAACAAGCGCGGCAAAATCGGCGCTTGATGATATTGAAGCAAGTCTTTCCGATCCTGCGATGCATGGCAGGCAATCGATTCAATCGTTGCGCAATCTTCGCACTAATTTTCTGGAAAAGGCCAATGCCTACGGTCAAAACGCTTTATCTGATAGTGGTCAGCGGATTTATAAGCTTGCGGCTTCTCAGGTGGATCGTTCCATTATGGATGCTGCAAAGGGAACGCCTTTCGAGGAAACTTTCCGGGCTGCGGGCGCTCAAAACGCGAAGCTTCAGGAGTTGTACAACCAGCCAGGATCGCCGCTTTATCGCATCCTTAACACTGATGATCCGGCCAAAGTTGCCGATGGAATCCTCAATCGAGGATCGGTCCATGAAATTGAAACATTGAAAGGCGAGAATTTTGATTTGGGGCCGCTTGCGAGGCAAGCCGTAGAGGATATAAAGAGCGGCGGTTATCGCATAACGAAAGACGGACTTGGCGGTTATCCCGATACTTTTCTGCGATCTTTGCTCGGTCCCGACCAAACTCGTGAATTGTATTTGAAGTCTGAACTAGCGCGAAGGTTAAGCGAAAACTACAACCCTTCAGGGACAGCGAAGATGTTGATGAGCGGATCGCAGTTTAATCCGAAAGTTGCTGTTGCTTCGCAAATCGCGGCCAGCAGGGCTGCGCGTGTAGACCCGTTATCGTTTTTACCGAAATCTCCAATAACCGGAGAGACTTTAGCCTCGCCGGAAGAATTGTTCAAGAGGCCATCGCCATGAAAAAACTATTCCTTTTAGCGGCAATCTTCTTCCTGTGCGGATGTCCGCGAGCGAAGGCGCAAGTTCCTGTCACGCTCAATCCGTATCAGCGTCAGCAGTTCTTTGACGTGAACGGAAACCCGCTGAACGGCGGCTGCGTCTTCACATATTCCGCCGGAACCTCAACGCCACTGGCAACGTATACGGACTACACGGGCCTTTTTCAGAACACGAATCCCGTCATCCTCGATTCTGCGGGTGAGGCTGTGCTGTGGCTTTCCGCGAATGCCTACCGCCTCGTTCTGTACTCAAACGGAGGCGTGAACTGCGCCAGCGGCACGCAGCAATGGACGTTGGATTTTGTGACGCCTCCGCCGTTTCTTGCAGGAAACAATGCTTGGACAGGGAACGAAACGCACTCGGGGACGGAAACGTTTAACGCAGCGGTGGTGTTGAATGGCGGCGGCTCTTTGAATGGAACGATATCCGGCTCGCCTAATTTTTCCGGCAATCCTACTTTTTCTGGAACTCCTTCATTCTCAAACAATCAATCTTTTCCTTCCGGGATAAGCACCGATACTATTTCCGGGACATTTACAAGCGGAGGAACGTTTAACATAACCGGCGCAAATGGCACAGGTGGTTTTGCCGGAGAGTCTGTAAACATAAACGGTGGAAATGGTAGCTCGACCGGAGGAGGCGGCGGGAATATCATCGGCACAGCAGGAAGCGCCGCAACGGCAAATTTCGCGGGCGGTCAAGTCGAACTGTTGAGTGGTTCCGGAATGGGCACTGCTGCTGGTGGAGCAATATCCCGCACGGCTGGAACCGGAGGCAGTACGGCGGGGACCGGCGGAGCGATCATTGACACGGCTGGAACCGGAGGCGCTGGCGGCAATGGCGGTGATATTGACGAGTTTCCTGGCGCGGCTGGGGCCGGCGGAAATACTGGATCGTTTGTGATTGGCACGTCTGGGCGAATCAAGCTCCAAGTCAATGCGACGACGCAAGCACCCACGTGCATCTCCAGCGGAATTGGCGGTGCCGGAACGTGCACGCTCGCAAACTATTCTTCTGACTCGAGTGGACGCATAATCCTAACTCCCGCTGCCGGCGTAGCGGCGCTCGGTCTTATCACATTGACGTTCAATCAATCGATGGGTTCTCTCGGGTCGGTCTGTCAATTCATGCTAGATCAAGCAGGTACAGGGCAGTGGCCTACGACATCTGTAATCTTCGGCGACGCTGAAGGCACGTTTACAGCTACAGCCGACTGGAACACAAACGGAGCGGCGCTCGTTGCGGGTTCAACATATGGAATCAAATATAGCTGCATGGGGCGACAATGAGACTTCTCAAGCAATTAATTTTTTTGCTTATTATTCTGGCGTGCTCGCTTTCCGCGCACGCTCAGGGCGTGCGTTTCTCGTCTCAGGTAACGCAATCCGCGACGGTTGCCGGATTTCCTGGAGTGTTGATTACTCCTGCAAGTCCCATTATCGCGTTCTGCAATGCTCCGGCAAACGCTGTCCCGTGCACGAATAAAGCGACGACTTACACGGATGTGACTCTTGCGACGCCGTGCTCCACGTCCACACAGATTGTGCTTGACGGAACAACTTCGTGCGTATCTTCTCCCGATGCGCAGAATAATTGGGGTGTGTGGGTTGCTTCAGGTCAATACGCTTACACCATCACGATTTCTGGAGCGAACTTTGGGCCATACTATGTTACGGCGACGAGTAATGCAGGCTGGGCGTACCTGGGTACGCCGAATACATGGTTAGCATCACAGACTTTTAATAGTATCGCTGTTTTCAATTCCGGTTATGAGTTGGCAGCTAATGCGCCTATTGAGTCCGTAGAAGGAACCTTTTCAACTACGGCACCGGGCTGGGATATCTGCTATGGCGACTCTACAGCCCATGCCCTCGAATGCAGTTACAACGGGGGCAATTATGGCCCCGTAGGACGCATCATGAACTCCGCGTCCACGCCTTTGAATACGGGAGCACTGGCGGGTGCGGGATGCGAGCCCACCATAACTATCGGCGCATCGAACGCCACAACCAGTTCCCGCATCACGTGGAATTTCGCCACGGACCCGTCAAGCGTGGCGGGTTACGGTTCAGCTCCCGTCGCAGCTATTAAACTCGACGTATGGCCCACGAATGGATTTGTGAATTTCAGGCAATGCTCAGCGGTAGCCGTAACGCCTGGAGCGATAAGTATATTGTGGGATATTATTGGATGATGTTCTTGGCTATATTTGCATCATTTGACTGCATGGCAACGCATAATTAAATGGAGCATCCTCAATGCCTGTTCTTGGAAGCAGCGCAAGCGGTTG